ATCTGGGGCATTAGTCATTGTGAAAGTAGTTGATGAAGTTTCTGCGTAATCAACTCCCTTAGTCTGCATTAGACCATCTAAATATACTTCAAGCAAGCCGGATACATACTCATCGCTATTAGGCAGAGTAAATAATTTTTGCGCTCCATTGGTCGTTGGAGTAGGTGTCTGATGCCATTTGAATTTTGAAGTATCCATAGTAATACCTTTACTTTTTGTACTAACTGCTTTTCTTGATAAATTTACCTTTACAGCTTTGCTCATCCATGTAACCTCTTGATTGAGTATTCATTTATTCTGCCTTGACCCTCTTTGCACCATTTTTGACAATTCATACAAAGCGCAGATTTTGGATCCCAGACGTGTTCAATGGCAAAAGCCGCACTGATTAAAGGTTGCTTAACTATTCCCTGACGCCTTAAGTCTTGGAGTTTGCGCCAATCAATTATCGGCCTGCCCCATTTATCTTTAGCGCGCCTAAATTTGGTAAGTTTATATTTTTCAGCTACCCAAGGAGTAATGTTCTTTAATAGATTAACCGGCTCTCGTTTGTAAATATCCACATTCGGGGGGATAAGATAGTGGCCAGGACACCTTATCTTGCGCATATAATAAGGTGTCCCGATTGAACTAGATTTCTCGCCAATTACCACTACACTCATTTGCTACCTCTTACTTTTGGCCCGCCGATAAAGGCTTAATCTCATGGGACTGAAATACATGGTTAATAGCATCAACTGTTGAACCTGTCAGTTTAGCTATCTGTTCGGCCAATTTCTGCATCTGGCCAGCCTTACGGGATTTATCCTTAAGCGCCCTGGATTTATCAAACTTCTCTTTAGACACTTTGTATTCATCCGTAAGCATATAAACTGAAATCTCCTCCGGGGTAGGTTGCGTGGTAGATAACAAAATACCTAATTCAAAGAACCTCTTGAATGCGGCTAAAGCGTTATCTCTGTGCATCGGGCCAAGCCTTTTACCAAGTTTAGTCCATAAGGAAATATTCTTATGGTCAGTAAACTCTTTGACTTGAATCTTATCACTATCTACCCGGCCAAGTTTCTGTATCTTGGCTAACTCCCCTGTATAACGCGCTAATCCCGGTTCAAGAACCTGGCTAGCACTTAAATTATCTAAACTCTCGCGCAGTTTAGTATTCTCTGCGATAATCTCTGCGATAGTTCTTTCGCTACCTACAACTTTTTCTGCTTCTACTGGTTTCTCTGCTTTAATTTTCTTTGCCACTTTGTTCCTCCTTTTTTTGCCTTGTAGCCGAGGAAGGATGTTGTATCACCCCTCCCCGGCATAAGTTTTCCTGTCAAATTAGACAGTATCGAACTGCATTTCGTTACCGTGTTTGTTACGCAAAATCGCTTCGCCCCATATTTCAGAGCCAACAATCTTGGTAGCAATTTCGGGTGCATCAGCCTGTATGTCAATTCTAAACCCGCGTTTAGAAACATACTTGATAGCTTCTGCGGAGAATGCAGCGCCTGACCCATTATAAGAAGTCAGTACAATATTTGCATCAGCCCAAAGGTTAAAACCTAAAGCCATGCCTGCGAAACCATAACGAGCAAAATCCTCGCCAACAGTTCCCGGCCCTTGAGTTTGAATCGCGTCAGATGAATTATCAAAAAGACTAATTAATCCAACGGAACTCCATATCTGCTGCGGATGCAATACCAAGTGGTAAGGCAACGGAGCAAAATATGTTCTCAAATAACCATAGGCATCGTAAAGGTCAGCCGGAGCGATGTTTACACCCGGGCCTCCTTGATTAGTTGTAAGGGAAGCAAACAAGGTTACTAAATCTAAATCTCGCCTTGTTACAATACATTGACCAATCAATTTTCCCGCGACAGCAGCCATGTCATCCACGCTTGCTAACTGCGCTAACTCTTTAAGTTGCACATAAGCACCATGAACGCCAACAGTTGCCGCACTCGGAGAGGTTTCATCAGAAGTAGTAGAATCTAAAGCCTGACTTGCTAATGAATCGTCGGCTTCGGAAGCTAACTTCTGAATGAATGGCGTCTGGTGGATTATACCAGGGCCAGGGAAAGGAATATTTGTAACCAAAGGTCTGATTACATCACCTTCCTCTAACTCTAAGAGGGCGCTTGCCACTATCGTCGGAATGCACTCGGTCAGAGTTGTAACCGTAGTATCACCGGCCCCACCTCTGTTGCTGAATAACATTCTTAGAAAATGTCTTATCATTTTGTGTCCTCCTTTCCTCGTAATTTATTGAAAGTCAAGGCGCTAATTAAACTCTATTAACGCGCTTCGAGGTTAAGACTTGTTGTATCTTAACTTTCAGTTCCCTCGCCCTCTTATGATCGCCGCTTGTATGGGCTTTCAGATATTCTTCGTTGAGCGTCATGAGGTCATCAGCTCCACTAGCTGCCGTTCCATCACCAGAGGCAGCCCCCGTAGTTCCCGCACCTAGTCTAGCTTGCGCTTTGACTAAGTGTGGGCGTTTTGCTAAAAATTGTTTTACTCCTTCTTCAAGAGTTAAATTAACATCAAGATTATTCGCGTCTTTACCTTTGATAAATAACGATCCTTCTTGAGATATAACTTGAGTCTTTAATAAAGCAGTAGCTTCTTCAACATAAGCATTAGCTTTAGATAATTCGTTTGTAAGAGAATATCCAACGCGCATATCTAAGATCGATTGATCTTTAGTAGATACTACCCCGGATAACTCTTTGATCTTAGTTTCGTACACTTCTTTAGCTTTATCATATTCTTTACGCGTTTCTAAATCTTTCTGCGTTTGCGCATCAACTTGCTTTTGATGTTCGGATTTAAACTTGACTAGATCATCATAATCTTTAAACTTTTCTCGTTCCCTTGATAAACGCTCTTGCACGATAGCATTAACAGCGTCTTGGGATAAACCCTTATCAACGCCTTTATCGCCACCTTTATCTCCGGCATCATCTCCTGCTACACCCCTGCTATTACCAAATGTAGCTTTGATTCTTGCAATTAGTTTATCTCTACAAATAATACAAAGCATTATCCACGTTGCTACCATTCCTAATCCTGCAATCTTAAACATTTACATCCTCCTTTTTACCGCCAGAGTTGGCGTTATTGTTTTTAGCGGCTAGTCTTTCTGCAAGAGAGGGTATTCTGTCTAACAGGCGGCCGCCTTCGCCCTTACCCTCGTTTTCTTCAATCTCTTTAGAAACCTTTGTTACAAGTTTTTCATCCATTCTCGGAAACTTCTTTCGGATAATTGCTTTCTTAACTTCTATGTTAAAAGTCTTGCCCATACTGAGCCTTGCAATCTGCTCTGCTTCATCAAGGTCTGCTTTAAGACTTTGGATTGAAAATTCATTAGGATAAGCGATTGATCCATCAAATTCTTTGCCCTGCCAGGCTGCGAATTGCTGCCAAAGTTTAGTTTCCCCATCTTCCATGTTCCCGGCTTTCTTCGCTAGGGCGCTGTTAGTCTGGTTAAAATCCCAGGCTTTAGATGTTCCACTTTGCGGCGTTGCGTCTTGGCCAGAAGATTGAACACTTCCACCTTCTAGTTTTGCTAACTGATAAATTTTAGTTATCTGCCTGTCTATGTGATTAAAATATACTTCGGCATTAGCAGAAGGAGGAGAAACATATTCAGGCTTATTAGTATCTTTAGGATATAGTAAACCTTTACCTGTACCTACTGACAACTCATCATATTCGCTAGCTGTTCCTTGTATCGCCAAAAAAGAGAATGTTTGGTCGCGCAATATTTGTTTTAACTCTGAACAAGAGTTGTAAATATCCCTTGAGATAAAAGCAATATCCGCCAATGAACTCACTCCCAAGAAATTGCGTACTTTCTTAGAAGCTTTATCAAATACGCAAGTAATCGGAACAAAACCTAGCCCATGTACGCCACGGGCTTTTTCATTGTACTCTCCGTCGTATAAAATCCATTCTTGGCGTGTCCATAAGCGATAATAAACATTCATCATTTTATCTTTATTAGTATTAAACGGATCACTATTGGCATCCTCGCTTTCAAGAACCACTACCCAATAAGGCTTACCGAATCCATCTAATGCCCAGTTGATAATATTCTGCGGAGGAAAGATTGTGAAATAAGGGAATATGTCATTATCAATCACATCTTTAAAAGTTAGTATCGGCTTATCTACGCTAGGGGTATCACAAAGAACAAACGAGTGTCCGTATATCTGGCAACTTTCGGATAACTCTTTCCTGAACTCGCCTATTGAAGAACCCTTGCGGTCTACATTATCCCGGCGTATATCAACAATATTCTTTATGCTGCCAAAGTCCTCTAAGATACTCTGCTTAAATAAATGGTCTGTATAAATATCTATAATCGGAGAACAGAAATTATAGAAGTAACTCATCTGCACGCGCTCTTTATAATCCTGGCTTCTTTCTTTAGGGTGTTGAAATAGATTACTCCTACTGACATTGACCATCTCTGTATTGCCTGCGAATATCTTAAACAATGAATCAACTAAAGCACCGAATCTATTATTGCTTGAATTAACATAAGCTAAAGTATAATCAACCCCGCCCTCGTAACTTTCTAAGAGGAAATTAAAGTAGTCATAATACTTCTTGTAAATCGGGTGTTTGTTCTCAACTAAATCTTTAATATTATTCATTATATACGGAGCCCATCTATCTTGCCTTTGTTTAAGGAAAATTCGTTCTCAATCATATAGCCACTTGAATCAGAAGCATGAGTAAGTTCTAAACTCTTGGTCTTGTCTATCTGAATACTACCCTCTTTATAAGAAACCTGCTCGCAGTCGCGGATTAAGTGAGGACATTTATCTGGATTCATAAATACTCTACGCTGGCCTTTACTGTTACAGATCATCCCATTGACTGCGTTAATTCTATCTCTCTCTGCCGGGTTTCTTGTAGGGATATGCGGATGCAAACCGTAAAGTTTTAACTCATCTTCAATAATTTTCCAGTTAGTAATATTGCTATTGGCTGACCTTGAATTACCTGTTGCATCTCCGTAGAGATTAATCCCTGTTCTGTGATTAGGGTATCTTGCTATAAACTCTTTGCAACATTCAACTGTATTTGAGTTCTTAAGATAGATTTCATCAATAAAATAAATCTCTCTTAATTTAGTCTGGTCGTTTATTCCCTCTTGAGAGATTGTCCAAGCCATAGGGTCAACATTGAAATCACAACAAAGGTTTAAAGGTTTATTCGGATTATACTGCGCTAATTTAAAAGCCAAGGCCCCAGCGTTCTCCTTACGGTTGAAAGTATAATAAACTGCCCCTTCAAATATAACAAATTCGCCTCTTAATTCTTGTAACATAAACTTCTCATCATAAAGGCTTGCTAATTCGTCAATGGCTGCCGGATCAAGAAAGGTATTTTGATAAGTGGTAAATCTGACTAATCCATATTGCGGTTTGCGATTGGCTACAAAAATATCGTGTATATCATCAAAACTATTTGGAGAGGTAGTAACTAATATCTTACCGCCTGTTGATAAGACGCGTCCTAAACAAACTTTCCAAAGCCTTTTAAAGTCTTTACATTCCCGGGCCTCATCTATCCACATTCCGTTAGCGGTAACATTTCTTATCTTATCCGGTTCTTCTGCTGAAAAACCATAGACAAGCTTACCGTTTCTTAAAGTGATAATCTTCTTAGTTGTGTTATTGCCTATGATAAAGGGGGCCATGGCGCTTGAGAACTCCTGCCAAGTAGTGCGGTCAAGCATGTTATAAGTTGGGGCTACGATACAATAAGCTGCCGGAGCGCCTACCCTGGCATTCCAAGCTTGCTTGCCGGCTTCTCTTGCCCCTGCATGCGTCTTACCTCCGCGCACTCCTACGATCATGGCTAAGTAGCGATAAACGCTCATCCCGTAGTGCATTGCTTGTTGGCCTATGTGCGGATGGTAGTTTTTAAGTATCATTCCCATTAGTTATTTAAAAATTGTTTTACGCGGTTCTTGTCTGGTTTCTCTAAGAACTCAATATCGCCTTTAAATAAATCACCCGGGTCAACCTCAACTTTATCTTTCTGGCCTAAATATTGCTTGCCTAAAAAGATTGCCATAGCCGCGCTTTTCTTGGCTATTTTAAACTGCAAGCGCCTTAAACTCATTTTACCGCTTTCAGTTCCTTTTTTATAAGTGCTTGTAAAGTCCTCTCGATTAACAAGTGTTCCTGTCGGTATGTCTATTACTGCGGATATTTCTGCTATGGTGCATTGGATGGCGGCAAGACTAAAGACTAACTTAAGGTCTATATTTACTCTAGGCCTTCCCATTATATGATCTGGTTTTGTTTTAGTCTTAGCCATAATTAAAAAACACTTTAGAATTTTTTAATTTGAGTGCATTTTTCTTACCTAAATTTATTTTGTGTCCTTTTTGAAATAACATATTTTCTTCTAATTAAAAAGCCTTATACCCAAGCGTTTAACTCGGATATAAGGCTATGTTTTGGTTTCGCCCTAAAGTTACCTAAATTATAGTTTCTTCTTAAGTTGGTTTATTATAAGCATATATGTTAATAAATGTCAAGAGTTATTTATCATCCCTGGGCTTGCGCCATTTCGTTATGCACTCCCCTTTGATAAAATCAATCCCTGTAATCTTGCTGTCATGAAAATACAGTTTAGCCGGGCAATCTTGATAGCCAACATCTTGCGCCCATTTGTCTAAAGCTTCTTGCGCTGTCTTTGCGGTAGTTAAATTAGGCATTAAATTTATCTAATTCCTTCTCAAAAAAATATACTTCTTCGGCTTTACCTTGATAAAAGTATCTAACTTTGTATTGAATACCCATTTCGCAAATCCATATTCCGATTATTACACCTTCCATATTTTTTACAATAGTTTCGGGTAAAATTACTTTTTCCCAAATTTTAAACTTTATATCCATAATTTATTCTTGCTTTGCGTTCCTCAACACCTGGGTTAAGACAACAGTAAATACTCCTAAAGCTAAATTATTGACTTGGCGCTTGGATATGTCTTTCATATCCGGGTACTGAAACATCGGGCCAAAACAAGACTTATCTACTCCGTCTTTTACATCATTTATTAACTTACTTATATCTGCCGCGGTTACCTTTAGCATTTATCCTCCTATCGTGTATAAATATATTCAAATTCTTCATTCCCTGTTCTTAAAGGCAAAGTCTTATCTTCCCCTTGCTCAATATATTTTTCAACTCCTGATGTATTAGTCCTTAATTCTTGCTCAAGCTTTGAAAATAGGCATTCAATAAATTCTGGAAAACTAATATGTTGTTTACCGCTTTGCTCATTAAACAGATTTCTTAGATATTGCAGGCGCATTATGATTGTTATTCTTTTTTTCATTTTTACTCCTTTCCTGGTATTTAGAAAACCTTAAACAATGTTTGCACTGTCTTTCTCTATTATCACAATCCTTAAGGCAAATATTTACTGCATAACTTGAACGGGATTTATAACCCATTAAACAAATTCCTTATGCTCAAAATTTCCTTTTATTCCGCTAAGTAAAACATTGTAATTCTGATAATAACACTTGGCGCAAACTGATCCGTTAAAATAAGATTGTTTAGAGTAGATTTTTATAATATCCGATATATGCCCCATGCGCATACTTTTTGGCATATCTAAAGCAGGCTCTTTTAAGGCATACTGCGCTCCGCAACAAGGATAAATATACCCATCCGCTCCGATCACCGGCTTAAGCAAGCTGATAAGACAATCCCTATCCCCGGGCGTATAGTTCTTGCGCCCTTGATAAATAACTAACGAATCATCTATCCCAAACTCTTTTAGTCCGTCTTTAATAAATTGCATATCTGCTGCTTCATCAAGATTTAATAAATCAGAAACTATACGGACATGGGTAAAGTTATGTTCATTGGCAAATTTAACAAATTTAGCTATGTTCCTAATATCTGGGTTGCTAGATAACACATAACTAAAAGCCCAATCAATATCCGGGTATTGGATTACTGCCGATTCATATCTTTTTCTTATAAAATATCTATCATCAGAACAAGATATGCGACACCAAGTAATATATTTACCCGGGATAGAATCAAGTAATATTCCATTGGTTACTAAACCAACCTTAATGCCATGTCTATAAAAT